AAATCACCGTTGAACAAACCCATGCACCCAAGCGGCGATCGGGTGCTCTATCGTTGAAACCATCACCCCGCCGCTGGGTGATGGGTAGGCGTTCAACCGACGATGATGTTAACTTCCATCTTGCGTCGGTGCATTTCCTCTAACACCAACCGGCACACTGCTCGGCGGCATGATTCTTTCGCGTCCCGTCCTGGTTCTCCACCGCTGGCAGATTGCCCGATCCATCTACCGTCTTCGCCTTCGACGACTTTGATCGTCAAATCCTGCACTGGCTTACGGTAGCATCCAGCAACTTCCTCGATCAACTCGCGGACTGCGTCTGGCTCTAACCGAAAAACCTCATTGATGATTCGTTGCGTATTGTCTTGGATCGCATCCACGACCTGCTTGATTGTGTCCCAAACTTCGTCGCGATCATTGCCGGAATTGTAGCCGTCTTCGATTCTGTAATACGTTGCCATAGGTAACTCGCGGTTAAACAAAGTCATGCATCGAAGCCCCCGACGCACGTTTTTTGGTTAATCAATGTTCACCATCGGGGGCTCGATGATGACAATCGTTATGCCGACTCAACTTCTCGCAACACGTCCTGCCAAACTTCGATCGGAATCACCACGCCATCGCTACGAAACGGCATTGGCGACGAACGGTCTACCAGCTTCACTAGCAAATCGTGGCAACGCAGGAATCCATCGCGGAACACTGTTTTGTCACATTCCATGCCTGTCTCGTATTCGTCGTTTTCGTCTGGACCTGTTGTCCCGCACCGCCACCGATGCTGACCGCTCGACTTCGCGTCACAGAACGGGCATCGCAGCGGCATAACAACCGCATGCACGGGAGCACTCATCGACGTTTTCTCTGAATTCATAATCTTTCCTTTCGTGCCCCGTGATGCGGAGCGTTAGGATGACGAAACCGTTGCTCGGAATCGCACGTCTTGGATAGCACAAACATTGTGCTTAACTGGTGCCGCGTCCACTCCTTTGCGCTTTACGAAGACTTCAACCTCATCCGGGTAGTCTAGGTTCGCATAGTTGTATTCGACGTAACGCTCTGCGGCGTCCTCTAGGCTTGAGGCTTCAACCTCTCTCGCATCGTCAATAACATCTTCATCGCCTTCGACGCAAACTAAATATTTCGCCATGTCGCATCCTAACAACGCAATTCACCATAGCCCGCGTTAGTGTCTTGCTTGAAAATGAATCACCTGCGCGGGCATGGTGATTGCTACCGTTATGCGGACTTCTGTTGCAAGTCTCGCAACGTCTCACCAAACTGAATGAACTGCGTCGGGTCGCAATGGTGAATCTCTATTGGATCGCCTTCACCAAACGGAAATTCCCCGTCGTGCCATACGAAAACATCAATGCACGAATCTGGCTCCTTGCCCATTACAGCAACGGCCTTTCCGACATATCCGCCCATTTGCGGATACCAAATTGCGTAGGCTATGTTGTGCTCTGTTTCGCCAACCAAAGCGTTCTGGCTGCACTGTTCGCCCGTAGGTTCTTGTAGTTTCATGCTTACCTCAATCGCCGCATAACAAACCCATGCACCCAAGCGGCGATTGGGTGCTCTATCGTTGAAACCATCACCCCGCCGCTGGGTGATGGGTCGGGGTTACTCCGCCACATCGCACGAAAACAGATTCGGTGCCTGTCCACCCCAAAATTCTTTCGTGTCCAAACGCTCCATGTCGTCGCGAGTCGATCGCACGCGACAGCACGGAGCTGAAATCATCACTACACCTTTCGACGTGAAATGACGCACTCGTATCAAGCCACCTGAACACCACGGCCAGTCTTCGTCTGCACGCAGCAACTTCCAACCGTAGTTGTGCAACCGACCATCGGACGCCTCGATCCGCCACAGTATCGCTTGCGTCAAAACCCATCCTCCCTTGAAATCAAAGACGTGATTGATCTCGATGCAATCAACTTGGTACTCGTGCGTTGTTGGCATCAATGGTGATCCTAGGCATGCAAAAAGGAAGGCGAGCATCATGCTTTTCCTGTAACAAAAAGTACCGTGTTTTTATTAATGGATCAGGCAGGAATCGAACCTGCTAGCCGGAGTCAGCAGTAGCCGTCACTACAAGGGCATGAAGCCAATACTCCTGCGTGTACCCACCACGCCGCTGATCCATAAACAATCCCGATCAGTAAAACCAACTACAAATTTCGCTCAAAACGTCATTTCGTTACCGAGCGGTGTCACAGCGTGAAACGCACTCGGCCAGAGTCGAACGCTGCATCCAGGATCTGATTCCACTCTCGGATCGCATCCAGCTCCGTCATCTCAGCCAGCTTGACCGACTCTCGAAGCTTCAACCACCGCGGCCACAGCTCATGACTACGCACTGCATCCATCACTCGCGGCGTCTCCAGCCTCGCCACAGCCGCTTCCTTGTTCGCTGCCGTTGCTCGCTTCGATGCGTCCGAGGCTCGCAGATGCATTGCGTTGCTCACCAAGCACTGCGGAATTAGCTCACGCTCGTAAGCCTTCGGTGCTTGCACCGTTCCAAGGAACCAGAGATCGATCACTCGCTGCACCTCGTCCCGGTCGACTCTGGTTAGAGCCTTGGCCCACAGGTCGAGCGTTCGTTCTGGCTGCGGCGACTTGGTCAGCATCCAATCGGCCACATCTGGCAAGGCTGGAAACACGTCGTCCTTGATGCACCGCTTCGCTTCGTCGATCGTCATTTGCAAAACTCCTTGATGGCCTCAGATTTCGATTTAGACGCACTCCGGCCGGTTGAGCCAACCGAACGTGCCTGGAAGTCGTTGGAGCTGTCCAAAAGCGATTTGGCTTGCTTCAGGATCGAGAATTCCAGATCCGCCTTCCCCTTGGCCTCGCCACGCCTCAAGACTTCCATCAGCGTCGCCTCCTGGGTCGTCGCTGGCATGCGTCGGCCGGTGACCGCGAACACGGTGTCCAGGAACCGAGTCCACGGATCGACCACCCATTTGGGGAGATCTAGGTTTTGAACCGCGTTTTCCTCTGTGTGTGTGTGTGTAATACTCTTCTCTTCTCTTCTCTTCTCTGGTAACGCTTTGAGCGTTACATCTGTAACGCTTCGAGCGTTACGGTGTTTCGTTACTCTTTGCTGTGTTTTTGCACGTTTTTTGGCGGTTGAGCCGTTGTGCTCGACGAAATTTGGGAACGTGATTTGGTAGTTTTCACCAGTCAGCCAGCCCACGTTTCGCATTGCTGACGCGAACCCTGTTACACCAGTGAAACGGTCGAGCGTTACATCTGTAACGCTCACAGCGTTACCGTCTGCCGTGTTTTGGTCGGCCCACGTCCACAGCTTCCAGAGGCAACCAACGACGTGCAGCTCCGACATTTCGAGCTGGCAAGCGATCTGGATCACCCGCCAGTCGGTGTCGAGGTTGCAACGCATTTTGATCCAATCACCGGCCATTATTTAGTTCCTGCACTTATACGAAAGAACAAAATGGACCCATTCAATGTGATGGTCCGACAACTGAAACCACTCTCCTCGTATTCTCAAGTCGGAAAAGATCGCGTGCATTCGCTTTTCATATTTTCCGCACTCTTTGAATTGTGCGAGCAGGTTAAGTCGCGGATCCTCAGCTTGCAGCGTCTTTTCACGCAGACGAGGATTTGAAGACCGACCTATTTTCACAAGGCCATTTGTGTGCTTCATCAAGTATAAAAAATCATTTTTTTTGTCTATGCTTGATTGTTGTTCAAATCTGTTTTGTACGTCATCCATAACCTTAATTTTAGGCTTCAAAATATACTGCTCGTTTGCGGATTCCCAAAACGAGTCCGCAAGCTCACAGAAACATTCAAGACAAGTGACCATAAACTCAATGCTTTGATGGCAAGGTTCAGGTTGATAGTCAAAAATGGATGAGGCAACATGATGAATAGAACAATATGGGCCTCTTGCAAATCTCCAGCGATTGTCTCTGCGTATGAATCCTATCTTTTCGCTCCCTTCTACAACTGCAATTTCAACACCATCAAATAAATGTCGTATTTGGACGCAGTTCTTCAACGTTGGCAGCTTGTGTTTGTCTTTTTTATTCAACACAGAAATTCCGTTATCTTAAAAACTACCCAATCACCTCACGCATCCTACGTTGCACATGCTCAGGCATCTTGCCTGGGCCGTATCGTCGCCGCAGCTCGGCATACGCATGCCGAACTGCTTCTCGCTCCTTCGCTTCGCCATCGATCGTCATGATCGCGACCCGCTCCTCAAACCACTCGATCATGTCCGCTTCAGAATAATCGTCCACGGCTTTGGTCCTGTTCGACGCGTCGCAGGTTCTTTGCCGCTTCGTCGAAGTATGATTCCTTCAGCTCAATACCCAGGAACTTCCTGTTGAGCTTTAATGCTTCATGGCCTTCGGAACCGATGCCTGCAAACGGACTCAGCACCACGTCTCCCTCCTTGCTCCATAGTTGCAAGCAGCGATGAATCACGTCTAGTTGAAGTGGACATATGTGACGCGTGTCCGACTCATGCCGAGCCGCACGAGCGTTTAGCGTGTTGCTCTGGTCGATGTCCATCCATATTGGTGACGCGTACCGTTGCCAAATGTCGATTGATAGATTGCCAGTCCGCTCAAACGCTTCGCCAGCAAAGTGATCGAACTCGCCAGCGATCGGATCTGGATTCTTCCCAGGCTTGCGGAACGTACAAACGTAATCCGGAATGCCTTGGCGACTCATCGACGAGTCTTTGCAGACTTGCTTGTGCAACAGCCCGAGAGCCTTTGTTCGCTGCATCGCCGTCACCGGATCTTTCCAAATGCAAACCTCGGAATGATAGATCCATCCGTACTCCTGGAAGCATCGGATGATGTCACCTCTAAAGTCCCGTATTCCGATGTAGCCGTCGTTGGTGATTGTGCTCGGCATGTTCATGCAATGCACACTGCACAATCGGCCTGGCTTGATGACGCGATACAGTTGCTCGACCAGAAAGCCGAAATGCTGAAAGAACTCCGCATCGCTTTCGCAGTTGCCCATATCGTTGATGATGTCGCTGTAAACGTACAGTGACGCAAACGGCGGACTGAACACTGAAAAGCCTATTGAATCGTCTGGGATGTCTCGGATAACCTCGCAGCAATCTCCGTTGTAGAGATGCCATCCGTTGCCCGATATGTCCCGCTTTGCTGCTACCTCGCTCACTTCCTATTCCTCCACTGTTAAAAATGATGGCAACGAGAACTTGCCCGTTGCTCGATACTCCCGCTTCCCTTCCCGCAATCCAAATTCGTCCAGCGTCGATTCCCGCATTGCATCAGCCATTCCGCATCGCATGGCCTCAAAGTCTGATTCTTTGCGAGCGATCGCCGAGTTAATAGCCGACTCGGTGTCTGCAAGAACAATATGCACGTCGACTGGCTTCTCTTGACCAAATCGCCAGCAGCGTCGGATGGCTTGGTAGTACATCTCAAACGAGTAGGACAGACCCGCAAACACCATGCGATTGCAGTGCTGCCAATTCATGCCCATGCCCGCAATGGACGGCTTGCTGATTAGTACGTCGTATTTTCCGAAGGAGAAGTCGGCCAGCTTACGTTCCTTCTCGGTGTCCTTCATGTCACCGCGTACCTCGCAGGCTTGCGGCATCAGCTCGGCCAGCATGTCGCTTTCGTAGTTCGTGTCGCACCATACAACGCATGGTCCATCAGCGGCCTCGACAATACGTTTGGCTTGCTGGCATCTGGCCTCGCATGTCATCCGCTTTTCTTCATGGATCGTTGTGGCTGTGATCCCGCTGACGTTAAACAGAAAACCAGTCGGAGCAACCATCACATCTGCTTCAACAATATGGCGAGTCACCCGCAATGCTGGAATGTCGTAGCCTTTGTCGCTGCCGCCAATGTCGCTTGGCTTGCCAATGCAGACCGCCCATTGAGCAACCCAGCTCCAGAAGTCTTTCTGTCCGTGCGGCATCAAAACCCAGCGTGACGTGTCGCCTGAGTCATGGTAAAAGAATCGATTGAGCATATCGGTAGCGTCGCACACTCCCAGAAACTCGGCGTGATTGCCCAATTCCATGTGATCGTTCGGAGCTGGAGTTGCCGTACAAGCCAATCGAAAACGAGTCTCCTTATACCTATCGCAAAGCAAGTCCCGCGTCTTGCCGTTCATGCCCTTCAAAATGCTTGATTCATCGAGCACAACGCCACCAAACTTCACGCCGTCGAACTTGTGCAGCTTTTCATAGTTGATGAGATTGATTCCTTCGATGAGTTCCGATAAATCATCGCAAACAGCGACATCGCACTTGATGCCGAACTTTTCTGCCTCGCGTTTCGTTTGTTGCCGCACTCCAACCGGACAATGGATTACCACCGGCATCTTCGTTTCGTTGTGTACTACTCTGGCCCATTCAAGTTGCTGGAATGTCTTGCCCATGCCGCAATCCTCAAACAGAGCAGCTCGGCCACGCCGAATGGCCCAAGCAACAACTCGCTTCTGCCAGTCCATCAGCTTTTTATTGAGGATCTTTTCGCTGATCTCAATGCCTGTGGCATTAACCACTCGCCGCTTGTTAGCGATAAATTGTTCATAGTGGATATCTGTATTCTTAAGCACGCTTCAACTCCACATTTCTTTCTTGCATCTTCTGCTTCCGCTCAATCTCCACCTCTTCAGCTCGATCGCAACCGAGGCAACGCATGGTTAAAATTTTCGCTCCGCATCTCCCGCATCGATGTTGGTTTTTCTCGACGAATCCACGCCGGATTTGACGTGCAAGCGTCATGTAGTAATCACGGCACTTGTTCCGTCCGATGTGCAGGTAATCGTTTCGATTGTTCGACCACCAGCGAGAGAACATCTCGCCAGCGGTTTCAATAGGATCTCTCGACGAGTACAGCATCGCGTCCATCAGTTCATCGATCGCCTTGTCCGTAAAGTTCACCCGACTAGCCATAACATCACCATCACCGCAACGAACACCGAAACCACCAACACCACTTCCGTGACCGGCCAGCGGTCCCAATCAACTTCCTTTTCCATCGTCCTAGCCCTCCTCAATACCGACGGCAGGAGTTAAACCTGCAACTCTGGAGCGTCTGGTCAGTAACCTCAGCCCAGTGTGTTTCCGTTCCTTACACCACGTCGGCCATCACAATCACCGGCTCTGCACCACCGGAAACTGTGCGTACACTTCTTCAATCCTTCGCGTCTGCTGCTCGCAGACCTCGTCCACCTTCTTTAACTCTCGCCACAATGCGACGAGTGCCATCTGTTCTCTGGTCAGCGTTTCCAACCGACTCGTCGCCAACGACTCCGCGATCCGCCTGGCGTCATGCGGTGTGATCGGTGCGATGAGTCCGTATCGTTTTGATGTTGGGTAGATCATTGATACACCTTGTACGTTTGAGCCAGCTTGCCTGTGTGATTGCAGATGCGTTGATCGTGCTGGTAGATCACCAGCTTCGACACCAACGCACTCGCACGCTTTCGAATCGATTCGTGATTGAGTGCACCGTTCCGAACCGCTCTGGCTGCAACCTCGTTTGCCGTCGCCTCGCCCAGCTCCAGCAGGCAGTCGATGAACGTCTGCTCCATCATTCCGAGCTTCGGACCAATCTCCTCGGCAGCGATCTGCGAGGTAATCGGATCGCTCGCACGAGCCTCGGCCCAGTCAAGCAATGGCATCATCGTTACACCTCAACCGTTTCTTCCAGTGCCACTGGAGTTGGCGGTGCAGCGTTCTTGATGATGTTGCCGACGCGACGAGGTGCAGCGGTGTTGATCACCTCGCCTTCGACCGTGTCGGAAACTTCCTCCGAGGTATGCAGTCCCATCGCCAACTCCGGTGCATAGGCTCGAATGAACCAACCCGCAGCTCGGTAGCGAAGCATCTGTTCCGGCATTGTTTGCCACTTGGAACCCTGCTTTCCGTACCATCCTTCTTTCTTCGCCAGTCCGACAGTGATCTCGCTTCCTTCGAGCATCTCGCCAGTGCACAGCTCAACGGCACAAGCGATGCAACCATGCGTATCGGTGCCCGGTTGTCCGGTCCATCGGTAGCGGATCGCAGAGAACTTCCCGCAGGAGTTGAACGTCGCAATCAAGAACTGACTCGACCAACTCGGCCTGCCGTGCACGATGTACAGATTCTGCATCACCATCAGCGGATCGGCACCCATGCGATTCGACATGTTCAAAGCAACAACGCAGTTGGCGATGTTGTTTTGAAACTCCTTCGGCACCAGCGTTGACGACGACAGCAGCTTTGCCGCTCGCTGCGTCAGCATGAAACTCTTTTCGCTGCCAAAACCGATGGAAACATCATCAGCACTTACCAACTCTTTTTCGATTACAACACTCATCAAACTACTCCTCCAAGGCAAAAACATGCTTGTCGTACCAACGCGGCAAGCTCAGATTCACAACACCACTCGACCAGTTCGCGATCCAGTCATCACTAGCCAGCCGCGACTTGTATTCAACGAGCAACTGCTCGATCTCATCAAACCCAATTGCAAGTGACTGATCGTCCAGCTCGTACACTGCCGACTCATACGGTGCAGCAGTGTTGACTACGAAGAAGAAAAACCGGAAGTCGTCTCCGTACTTCTCCCGGCAAGCCAGCCTGTAGAATGCTGCTTGCCGTGCATATCCAAACGCACCCACGCTCTTACAGAAGGCACTTGGAGACGCGTCCCTAGTGGTCTTGATGTCAATAATGATTTGCGATTCTGGCAGCACCATATCCGGCTTGCACTTGCACGGAACACCAAGCCAGTCAAACATAATCGGCACCTCGATCACCGCATCCCGAGGCAACTCGTTGATGTAGTACTTTCCGATGTCGTGATTGCTCAGCGACTCGACGCACTCACAAGCTTGCTGGTACAGATCGCCGTCGACGAGTTGCTTGCCCGCTGCCTCGGCCTGGAACTCAGCCCACGCAATCTTTCCGTCCGTTGTGCGACGATCGCACTTTGGAACCACCGCGTAACGTGAACTAAACGTGTCCGGTTCCAACGCCAGCGAGTGCACCAGCTCGCCAAGTGCCATCGATGACGACTGCTCTTTGACAAGCGTCTCGGTAACAAACGTCTGCAAAAACTCTTGCGGACTCCGCTTCAAAACCGACAGCATTGAGTTGCTAATTCTCGACGTGTCGGCGTGATAACTATCGTTTTCGATTCCCATCTCTTCCTCCCATCCCAAACAAAAACCGCACAAACTCACAAAGCACTTGCCACCTGTTCTCGCGATCGCGTCGATTCATCGCAGCGGCGATCACGTAGATCCGCTCAGGATGCAGACGAAACGCCTGCGTTTCAGTCACCAACCAATACACCTGGTCGCATGTTTCGTGATTCCAGATCCAATACAAACCACAACGCATCCATCCTGGACGGACGTTGAGCAAATTGAGCTTGAGGAACTCAGCCTCCAGCCAGTAAAAATCGATGTGGTCAAGCGAGATCAATCCCTTGCCACCGCAGTAGCAGCAGTCGTCGGCAAGTTGCCCGCGACGCTCGCACCACTCGCAATCGATTGACTCAATTACGTCATCGATAAAGCGTTCGATGCAGCGATCAATTGCTTGTTCGGTTGTCATCGGTCGATTCCTTTCCGTGTTTAATGGCTGCGTAGATTTCCTCTCTGTGAACTGGAATGTCTTTGGGAGCGGTGATGCCAAGCCTCAGCTTTCCGCCGGAAAAGAAGACGACCTGAATAATGATGTCGTCGCCAATGCGAATCGATTCGCCAATGTCCCGTGCAAGTACCAGCATGGGTAATTCCTTTCGGTGCGTCCGTTGCCAAAAACTAGGCAGGCACCACTAAGAGTTGATTGCTAACCGTGTGACGCTTGCAGTTCAGTGCTCGCGTTCACACGTCCTGTCGTTCAGGTGTGCAAGAGATTATCGGGCTGCAAAATGCTTTGCAATAGGTCTAGTCGTCTTTTTTCCCAAAATTTGGATTGCCACTACCTCGCTTCCAGGTCGACTCGATCTTTTTTACCTGCTTTTCTGTTAGCAAAAGCGAGTTCCCGTACTTGAGTTGAAATCCTAGAACTTTTGCCCAACGAGAGACCGTCGCAGTCGAACAACCTATCTTTTTTGCCGCTTCTGTTGCTGTAACCATGCCTTTCATAGTACCTCCTTGCAATCTGCTTTGCAATTGACTAGTGTAAAAAACACAGGCAAAGGAGGCTGAACCGTGATCCCAATCAATGGACCATCGACCTTCAGTGCTTGTGTTAGCGGAGAGGAAACACCAAAAGGAGAGATCATGAGCAACGGACAGTGCGTGACTTGCAAACACTGGGGAAACGCAAAGGACGGAGGCAAGTCATTCCGAGAGTGCCAGCGGATTTTGCATGATGTGGTTCAGGCGTCGGACTGCGATGAGTTTAGTAGAGATCCCGAAAACGTTTTAGAAGAGACCGCCGTTGTCATCGATGGTAGCGGATATTTTGCAAGACTGCGATCAAAGGCTGATTTTGGTTGCGTCATGCACGAGGCTAAGTCCTAGCTTTCGAGGAAACACCAAAAGGAGAAATCATGAGCAATAAAGCAATAATTGTGCTAGAAAAAGGACCTCTTGACGGTGCGGAAATAAGGTGGCCAAACAATGGTGGGGATTTTCCAACAACGCTTCAGTTCGGGTTTCACCGACTGTTCGACCCGGCCCAACCATTGACTTCTGCAGGTGTTATCAGATATTGCAAATACGTTGCTTACCAAGGAGAGCAATTCGGACCAATTTCAAACGAGGACGGGCTTCCTGAAAACGAAGTTCAGTATTATTTGTTTGCTGGAGAGTCTGACGACCATGCTGAATCGATTAGCGATCTTTGGTCTAAAGAGTAGTCCTAACGCTCCAGTCTGTAGCCGATTCGCCACAACGCTCTAGCAATGTCTGTGGCGGTTTCCTCGATGGCACTCTCGTCCAAGTCCCAATGGCATGCGTGGAGCATCTCGTGAATCAATGTGTCTAGCTCCACCTCGCCGCGGAGCGTGCTGCGAACGGTGATGGTCTTCGTGGCTGGATCGCAGAGTCCATCGTTGCCTGGTCCAGGATTGCCGCGGTGTAGCGTCCAGTAGCGGCCTCTGAGTCGCATTCGCATCATGCACCTCGCACTTCGCCACGTTTGTTGATTCGCATGTTGCGGACGCTGAAACTGCCGTCTGTGGCGATGTCCACCCAGGCGAATCCGTGATTCCAACGATTTACGCGAGCATATTCAGGGGTGAGATCGCAGAGGCAGCCGGTGCTCCAGACGAATGTTTCCGAGTGGAACATGTCGGTGTCTGCGTGGCCTGATGTCTGGTGGCTGTGACCGACCAGGACTGTGTGATGGGTTCGGAGGAATGCTCCGCGTGCTGGGTTGACTGGCGAGAAGATCGAGCGGCCCAGCTCGTGGCCGTGGAGGACTGGGAGCTTGCCCAACATGATCGGTCGTTGGTCGCCAATCACCTCGATGCCGAACTGCTTGGCCTTTACTAGTTCATCGATCCTGACGTTGGCGAGGTCGTAGATCTCGGGTGCTCGGTTCCAGATGAAGTGGTCCCAGCGTTCTTCGTGATTGCCTAGCTTGTAGACGATCCTGGCTTTTGGGAACTCATGGCGAATCCATTCGAGGCCAGAGATGACCGCTTTGAGTTCCTCGCTGAAGCGTCGATGGTGCGGATCGCGTTGGTGACGTGACACCTGGTAGAAGTCGGCGAAGTCTCCGTTGATGAGCAGGCAGTCTGGTGATTGCTTTTTCAACTCCTTCACCGCAGCGGAGAACGCTGTTTCGTCGTGGTACGGGATGTGGACATCAGAAATTATACCGACGCGTTTGGCTTCGATCTGGAACGGTTCCCAGGCCGTTGAAAGACTCGGTGGCATCTTGGGGGCAGTGCCAGCAACGCCCTTTGGCCTCGGTTGGGTTGCGAATTTCTTCTTTGCTGTTCCGTGTGCACCGCGGATGGATCGAATGGTGCTGCGAGCTGTTTCGATGGTCGCGAAGCTGTTTGGTCGTTCGGCCTTTGCTCGCTTGGCTAGGCCAAGATTGCTTGCGTCTGGAAACTTTTTGCACAGTTCCTCCAAGTAGAGACGAGCTGACGTGTGAGGCGGTCCTGGTCGTTTTTCTGTCATCTCAATCCGTCCGTGTTTAGGTGTCGATTGACAAATACCGTCTCCAGCGATCCGCCATCGCGTCCGCTGTGTACTCGCTGAGATCAATACTGCATGCTGTAGCGGTTTCTATAGCATGTGCTATAGCCGATGCGTCCGAGTCCACATCGAGGATCGAAGGACCGAAGTCTCCGTGACGCTCGGCCAGATCGTGCATGATTCCGAGATTGGTTGAGACGACTGGCAAGCCAAAGTGCATCGCTTCAACGACCGAAAGCCCGAATCCCTCGCTTGATGGAACAGTCGCGAAGACGTCGATGGCGTTGAGGAAGTTGCCGATGTGCTGGATGGGTTCAAGCATGCGAACGCGATCACTGACTCCAAGATCGTTGGCAATCTGGCGTACTCGTTCGGCATGCTTGGTGAGCCAACCGCAAAGGACTAAATACGCTCCATCCATCTTCGCAATGGCTTGAACTAACAGCTCGCAGCGTTTCTCGGTGGCGATGCGTCCGGTGTATCCGACAACAAAAGCATCCTGGGGAATCTCGCAACGTAGACGCATCTCCTCGCGACTTATTGTCGGAATGAGTCGCTCGGTTTCGATTCCGTTTTCGATGGTTTCGCATGGTCGGCCTGTCCATCGAGTGACGTGCTCAGAGACAACCCTGGAAACACCCACCAGACGCCGGCAGACGCCGTGGGAACTCATAACCCAGTCGCGTGTCCAGTCGCAGTAACCGTGAGCCAGAAGTATCAAATCAGAGTCGAGGATCGGTGCTGCCTTTGCTACGCAGCTCATGACGATCGGGACGCCGTGCTTTGCCGCATCAAGTAATCGGACGCGAGGGGACATGCCAAGCAGCGTCTCGGCAACAGACTCATCGGCAATGTTGCCGTGTACAACGGTTCCGAAGGATCGCAAACGGCGAGCCATCGAAATCGACCAGCACTCAAGACCACCGAAGTGGATCGGTTGCCAGAATGCAATCTCGGATCGCCAGAGACGGAGTGCCTCGTCGACGGTGATCTGCGGGTATCGTTTGCGTTCGTTGTCAAGCTTTGCGTTGACTTCGTTATGGACGTCGATTGTCCATTTGAAGAAGTCGTCAGGAGTCTCGAAGCGTGGCGGTGTTCGCTCCTTGATCTGACGATAGCCTTCCTCGCACTTGCAATATCGTGGAATGGTGCGTTCCCATTTCTCAAGCCATTCGGGATCGTTGCCTCGGTATCGATGGAGGTGGAACCAAGGATTCTGAGCGAACCAGGCGAACGCTCGATTCTGCTGTTGCACGATCGGTTTTGGTTCCGAGGATCGTGTCTCTGGGCTCTCAAAGTGTACGCCAACTCGCATGGCAGCCTGTTAGGTGTTGAGGGTGACGACGACCGTTGGGAATGGTATGCAAACCTCGTCGGTCGGCTCAATCTGCTTGGTGAAGTTAACGGCGAACGTGTAGCTGTCGACCGTCGCGACTTTCATTTGATAGACAGGAACAATGGGATCTGCACCAGAAAAATAGCAATCGATGCAGTCCCACCAATTGCATTCGTTCTGCTCGTCTTCAGGTGGACCAGGATAAATCGGGGAATTTTCTTCCGGGAATGGAGAAGAATTGCAAAAATCGCAATCTTGCGGCCATCGTCCTGGTGCGTAGTTTTCCCAATACAAAGTATGACACTGGGTCGTAGATATCATGTACGGGTTTTGAACAACATTGAAAGTTTCCATGATTCCGTCCTCAGTAAACCTGGACTCAGAGTGCGTTCTGTCGGTTTCGCGATCCAGATCGCAGGAACATGGGTATCCACCGCTGAACTTGGCACAGACATCGCATTCAATGCCGATGTTGAAGCAGAACTGGCAGTTGTACAGATAACCGATGCTTCGGATGGTGCCGCCTTTAGCGTCGTCCAGTGCTGTTCCAATAGGATAGAAACATAGTGAGTCGATGCCCTCGATGCATGTCTCAAAGTTGCATTCGTTGACGTCTGCGTCGGTAAAGGTGATAGTCTCTGGAATGTCTTCAGGTGCGTCGTAGACGCGATAGCGCAAAAGCCAATACGTTACTTCTGCTCCAAACTCAACGTTGTCTGGACAATTGAACGGCGAGTCGTGATATGGCTTCTGTGTGGTACATGCCTCGTTAAAATTTGGAATCGGGGGCCAACCACTGCCAAAGTCGTAGCCTAATATGCCTTCTTCACAGCATGGTGATTTTGAACTCATAGATGCGTGTTTTGTGAATGATGCCCAAAATCCGGCACCGTGAGCCGCTCGCACTTCGACTGCACATTCGACAACGTACTTGCACTCAATGGTTCCGCCATACTCGCAAGTCATGTTGGCTTTGTAGATCGATACTTTCGTCTCGCCATAGGCCCAGCGAACTGCAATCCATCGCTGCGTCTTTAGCTCAACAGCACGTTCAACGGTGCCGCAGTTGTAGACGTCGTCGCAAAAGTCGGCAGCACTTGCGTTTGGCTCATCGTAAAAGAAGGTGCAAAAGACATCGTTTTGCTGGTAGGTTCCAGGCGGATCGAGCACGTACTTTTTCGACTTGATCATCTTTGACGAAACTTGGATCGTTTCGTTGATGGTTCGATCGACGACTAGAAGCGTGTCGCATGTGTAGTAGATGGTGTCGTCGGTCGCTGTTGCGGTGTGGCAGCATCCATTCGAAACAAACGAAACGGTGTCTGTTTCCGATTCTTTGACGATAGTGACGCTGGTAGCGATCTCGGCGAGTTCTGCGGCATCCATGCAGCATGGTGAGCAGTTGCACGATCCGAAACATCCCATTTAACAAATCTCCACAGCAACCCACTTGGCATCGACTGGGAATATCAACACGATCGCATTCGCAGTGATCGGTGTCGATGTCGGTGCCCATGCGGTGTAGGTGATGGTTCCTGGACTCCAATTACCGGAGCTGGGGAGCCTGGCCGTAACGGTTCCACTGCTGTTGCCGGCGATGCCGAGCGATCCTGCGGTCGCCAGTAGTGGCGTTTCGCACGCGATCACTTTGAGGATGTCGGTTCCGATGTCATCGTAGGCGATCGCGGTAAAGGAACTCCCCTTGGTAAGTTCAAAGGAGTCCACCGCCGGTCCAAGCCTGGTTCCGCATGCGTAGGCGGTTCCGTCGGTGAGTGCTCGGAAGATCGGACCAGATTGAGCCACGCCAAGATCACCGGCCTCAACTTCGTAAGGACCATTCAAAAGGAACGGTGCCATCACGGAGTTGGTGTAATCGAACGGTCTGGCGATCTGCAAGTAGTTCTGGCTTCCGATTTCCTGGACGCCGTTGACCTGGATGCATCCGTAGGGAGGAACTGTATGGCTTGACAGATTGATGAAGTAGATCGGTGGAGCTATCGCCGGTCGCATGTCGGTACTTGCGACATCGATTCCTCGCTCAAAAGCAAGCGTGGCCTGCCAGATTCGGCGAGCACGCTCGGGAGTAAAGGCTCCGATCTCAACGTCTGGCATCGATTAGCCTCGGGTGTCGCACAGGAGAGATACTTTGTAAACCGCTGGAGTCACCGCGGTTCCAGTCGCTGCGTCGTTGCAGGCGATCGACATGCGGCATTCCAGCAGCTTGCCAGCCAGACTGGAGCCAGTGACGGTGAAGTCGTAGTTCGCTGCCGTCAGTGAGTTCATGCTAGTCGCCGACGTTGTAACCAGATCGGAACCAGGCGATCCGGACGAGCCAGCATACGCCTCGAAATCGATGGTGCATGTGGTATCGGCAACCGTCGTTTCCATCTTTGCATTGGCTCGAATTTGGATCGTCTGCCCGTTTTCAAAGTTAGGAGGCACGGGGATCGAGAAGTAAATACGTCGCGTGGTCGCTCCAACGGCCTTTAGATCGCCAGCGGTGATCCGGACAGGGTTGGTTCCCCAGGTGCCAGTTACCAAGCCGAGATCGTCGCTGGCCGCTGCGGAGACGGGATTGGATGCGACCGCGTCCCAAACTCGGAACGCAGAGACTGGAACAACGTACTCGGCGAGAACTCGCTGAGCCATCTTTGTTGGATCGATGTTGGCATTGGCGGCGATGTCGACATCGTTGATCGAGGAATCGGGAAGGAGAATTGTGACGTTTGGGATTGTTGCCATATTAGAGGAGTCCTAATGCGTTGAAAGGGAGTGAATCGTAGAGCTTGAACTCAAGCCAGTTTGCAATCTGTTCTTCGCCTTCAGCGGGTACGGGAAGTCGATAACCATCCGAGGCTAGAAGTACCTTGCGAGTCATCGGTTCTTTGTTGCCGTCGACAGCTCGAACAATGCGAGTTCCGGCACCTGGCCCGGACAGATCAATCTTTTCGTAGAAGCCTTCATGACGGACGCGAGCGTACCAAGCCTTTTCAGCGGTTGTTCGGTACGGGTAACGGAATCGGATCTGTGCAGTGATTTCCCAGTAGCCGCCAATTTCGCCAAAAACATTGGACGCAGAGAACTTCATGAGTTTTGCGGTTCCGGGAGGCCAACCAAGAAATGTGTCTGAGTTGACCGCTCGGCGGTAACGTGCCTGGACATACGGCGAGAAGCTAATCATGTTCCGCTTGATGCTCACCGTCTGGTCTGGGATGAGTGCCTTGACGCCCTCGATCGGTTCACGGTTGACGGTCTGAATTGGCTTGCCGTCGAAGTCCTCGTCGATTTCTTCCTCGCTTTCTACGTCGTCCCAGTCGATGCGAGGCGGAGCCATGATTGGATTGTTTGGCTCTTCTGGATCGGTGCCAGGTGCAATCTCGCCGTTGTAGTCGATCGTCATCATCCATAGGACTGGAGAGACTCGCTCAAGCGATGCACCGTCGGCGTAGACAAATGGAAAGTCTTCGCTGAAGGACGAGCCGGCAGCGGGGATTCCGGTCGCTTGGTAAATGTCCCATTCGACAGCGTTGGGCGTGCTGGTAATCTGAAATGCACGCTGAAGCTTGACCGTGAGCTTTCGGAAGTTGTCTTCCAGTCGCACGTCATGAGCGGGCTTTGACCACATTTCGGTGACTTCAAGGGCTGGCATTACTTGATCACCTCAAATTTTACTCTGTCGAGATTTGGCGTTTTCAATGGTTCCAGTTTCTTGATTGCTTCCTCAACCTTTCCAAGTTGCTCAACGGTCAGCTTGGTATTCTCAACGATCTTCTTTTGATCGTCCTCGCGTGGACCGCGACTAAGCAATCGCGATTCAAAAGCCGCGTTGCTGGTCTGCTCGATTGCCTTCGCGTCCTTCTTTTCTTTCGATGCGTCCATTGCGGCCTGAGCTGCGGCGATCGCTTCGGCGGTTCCCTGGTCGAGTCCCTGCTGCTGGAGCCGGAATGCGTGGGCGGCTTGTTCGCCTTGTTCGATGGCGATCTTTTGTTCCTGTAGTCGTTCCAGTTCGCTCTTGCGTAGGTCGTCAATCTTTTGGATGCGTGCTTTTTCTTCGTCGTCGGCCTTCTTTTTGGCGTCTGCTTTTTCCTTTTCGAGGTCCACCATCTTTTGCAGGTTGGTAATGATTTTTGCGTCTTGCTCAGATTTGCCCTCGGCAAGCATCTGAGCCATCTTTGCATCTTCTGCACTCATCGTCAGTTCGTTGTACTGTTGACGAAGTGCCTGCATCTGAGAGAGAGAGTTGGCAGAGATCTGCTTTCGTTTCGCTTCGGCTTCGTCCTCGGCCTGTTGCTTGTCCTTGATGGCTTTGACCTCAAGAGCACGAATGCCGTAGATTTTTCCGATTTCGTTTTTCTGTGCACGCATCTGGTCGATGAGTTGCACATCTGCGGCAAGTTCGTCCTGCTTTGCTGCGAGGTTCCTGCCACGCTCGCCAGTAACTCGACCGAGGGCATCGGTGGCATTCCTCATCTTGTCGAGTGCAGTTACGCCTCTGCCGTAACGAGCCTCGATCGTTTGAAGATTCTTGTCGATCGAGTCGTAAAGCTTGCGAGCTTCTGCGGCTTGCTCGTCAGGATTCTTGATGAGTTGGACGTCTTCGAGATCTTCGGCGAATCGCATGCCTCGAACAGTGTTTGCGGCGTCTCTCAATTCCTGGATGCGAGCCCGCGATTCCTCTAGCAGCCTGTTCCATTTGTCGGTCTTGAAGATTGCGTTGCCGATCGACTGGCCGACGTTGAACGCGAGAGTAGCAACGAGTCCCACCAGACCAGCCTTGAACGCTAATGCACCGGCACCTCCAGCCTTTTGCATCTCGGCAAATTGTCCTACCTTTTCGGTGACTCCCGCCAACTGACCTGCATACGACGCCAGCTCCGTTCCGCCCAATTGACCAGCGAGGACGCCAATAAACTCAGTGGAGGCTTTCGCCTTGGCTCCGGTGTCCTTCACCGACTTGATATTCTGATCGATTGCCTGAGCAGCAGCAGCGACCTTTGCAGACGCTTTGTCCTCGGCCTCGATCAGGATCTGAACGGATTCGCTAGCCACGGTGAGCCTCCGCCTTGATCATGAGTTCATCGAGTTCCAAGAAACGTTGTGCATCGACAAACCAGACGGCCTGGTCGAGTGCTCCGCCAGAGACGGGTGGCAATCCCTTTTGGTAGAGATCGCACAGTCCAATGACGTCGACAATGGGACGGCAGAATCGATTTGGGCAACCCTGAATGCGTACCGACCCCTGAGCACATTGGGAGCACCCGGACCCGTTGCAATGCGGGCACTCGATCTCAATTGGTTCTTGTTCGGTTCCCATGTCAACGCACTCCTTGTCGCTGCAATGCCGGCAGAGTTTCCCCTGACGGATCAAAGCAGCGACTCGCATCATTTTTTTTCGTCGCCACTCATTCGCTGGTTGTAGGCAACCTTGCGCAACAGTTCGATCGATTCGTTGTAGCTGAGCACATCCTCGATCGCGTCGGCGTTGTACTCGCGGCCCATGTTTCGCCAGTCGGTTAGGACTCGCTTCAACTGCTCGACCGCTGCATCGAAGACCTGAGCGACAGTGACGCCGTCGGCGTGCAGCATGTCGATCGCTTCCATGATCTTTCGCTGACCTCGCATCGATTGCGAGCGAGCCACAAACACCGGACGCGAGGCCACGGGTTTGTCTGCATCGCTATCGAGCACGATTTCAAACGACTGATCAGGTTCCAAGAAAATCGGCATAACCCCTCCTCAAAAAAACTAGGTAGCAGCGGTGAAGGTGATCGATACCTCCTGATCCGCTGTTGAACCGTTGGCATTGCATTGCCAAGTAATGTCATCGACCACGAGTCGTTCGCGGTCAGCCTCCGAGATGGAGGCGATCTGAGCTTTCGGAGCTGCGATGGTGATCTTGCTGTTGGTCGGCCCATCAAGATCAAAGGTGAGTGCGTGCTCGCTGTAGTCGAGCAGTTTGCCGTAGCGATCCTGAGTTGCGACGAGTTTTGATTCTGGATTGCCAGTGATGGTGCACATCCGATTGGTGACGATCGCGGCCAGGAATCCAGCCGCGGTGCCAGCAGACTCACGAAGTAAGATCGTATTGCCGCTGTCGAGAACCAGGCTTTCTAGGTGCAAGTCAACGCTGTTCCATGTGGTCGTCGACGATGCAAAGCGGAGAGGTGCAACCGTCGGATACGTTGGAGCGATGATCGCGGTGTCGGTAGGTGTTTCCCATACGCCGGTAAACTCGAACTCGAGGAACGCTGTTTTTCCGGTTGGGCAGTTCCATTTGAAGGTGCCCATGCAACCTCGAAGCAGCTTTCGCATGCCGTCGATGTAGACGCCGATGGTCAGTGTTTTGACGTTGGTGCCTGGTGCCTCGGTGCGAGGTGTGTAGACCTGGCCTGATTTAACCCAGCCGCACGCAGGCAGGAACGTATCGGCCCAAGCTGGCTCGGTGGCTGTTCCGTCCCAATGTGCATCATGCTTGAAAGTTACCTTTCCTTTGTAGCCGCCAGCAACGCTGGGACGCATGCCGAAAGATCCCTGGCCCTCACGCTGTTCCATTTCCGTTTCGGTCTGGATCATGACGTCGTAAGCGTTGAATGCTGCCTCGGCCGTAGTCAAAGCTTCGGCAGTTCCTGGAGTAGATTCGATCTTTGCGGCAAGGACTCGTTTGCGTTTGAGTAGCGTCATTTAATTGGTTCCTAGTTCAGGTGACGTGCGTAGTTTGATTTTGCCCTCGGCCGCCAGTGTGACCTCGCGGAGCCTGCGTTTGATTTCGATGGGTAGTCGCTCAGCGGCAATTCGAGCGGCATCGCTGGCAATGCTGGTTTGGGTGAAGTAGTCGCCTGGACTCTTGCCAAATATCTTTCGAAGCTTGCGTCCGCCCTCTTCACGTTTGTAGACGTGTCCGCCCCACTGTCGGACGGTGAATCCATCAAGGACGCTGGTCCAGCCGCCGCCCATGTTCGTCTTGTAGCGGACTCCAGATCGGACTCGCTTCCCCTTGCGAGTCTTTCCGTACTCCATCGCTTCGTGCCATCGAGCTGGAAAGGGATGCCCCTTCCAGAGCTTGATCGTGACTTGTGGACTGGCAGGCGATGCATTGTTCTTTTTGATGACCGCCTTCTTGAGCACCTTCGCCTTGGTGTAGGTCTTCGATGTGTGCTTGTTGGTGCTGTGGAGTTTGAAGTTGACGACCTTGCCGAGCTGTTGTGCGGCCTCGACGCCAACGGTCTTTGCAGTGCGGTTGACAGCAGTTGCGAGATGGCGTGACAAGTGAGGCTTGAACTGACCAAGATTCTCAGCGATCTTGCGGAGGGATTCCTGGTTGACGTCGACCTTGAAGTTGAATGCCTCGCTCATGTTCTCACCACCGTTGGATCTCCCTCATCCGTCCTGTAGGTGACAAGCAGAGGTACATTGACTCCGTCGAGCCCGCCATCTGCGGAGACGTATTCCGGTGATCGAAACTGAGCATCGACGGCAAGTCCGCCGAGAGTGTGCCAAGTAGAAGCGACGCTACAGACAGCACGCACAACGTCAGCATGAAAGAGATTGAGCTGTTCGTCGATTGTGGCTGCATCGCGTTCGCTCGGCATTAGGTGGCATCGGATCTGGTACGTTTGGCGATAGGCGACAGCTGGCGGATTGCCTGGTCGCATCAGTTCCTCGACGATCTCAGCTGATCCCTGAACGAGAACGATTTGGCGATCGCGAGGTGTAAAATCGGTCGAGCGTGTTGGTCGCAGCACCTCGCAGACGTCGATCGGATAATTCGTGGAATCTCCGATCATCGCCTGCAAGCGTCCAAGCAAAACGACAGCGATCTGTTCGTTGACTGCTAGCGGCATTCTAGGACCAGCATCCCCTCGTCATGCGACAGAAGCTTGGTAATGGTGCGGCGTTCTGGTTTGCGTCCGACCCGGACGGCAAACGCGATTGCGTCGCCGCCGAGGTCGAGTTCTTCGCTAGAAATCCCCTGCGTGATGTCATTTGCAACGCTGACCTCGAAGACGGGAGTGATTGTGTCTCCGTCCTCGGGCAGGATTGCTAGAGCGTCTCGGACCACGATCGCGTTGATTGATCTCGATTTGCCAGTCCGCTTGATGTAGCTGACCGGCTCGGCAAAATCGTTCGGATTCGCGAACAGGTTAATCGAGTCGCTCTGTATGACATCGTGCAAGGTCATCGCTTACCGCTTGCACTCCACCGACACGTAGTCGATGGTGACGCTGTTGACGTTCGTCGATGCAGTCTTGCTCATCTGAACGAACGGTTGCAGCGAACTGGTTGCAGCGGCCATCGTGAAGGTCGTGGTCGATGCGACCCGGTTGCCGTCGACGTAGAACTTGACGTCGGACTTGCCGCCAGTGAAGTCGATGACGAACTCGCGGTACGTGGCGACGAGCGATAGGCCAGTTGCCTTGTCGTCGAGATCGCTGGTTCCGTCGTCGGACTCGCAAACGATCGCGTTTGATCCAGCAAGCTTGAATTGAGCATTGTTGGCAGTCGCGTCGGTGTCGTCGTTGCGTGCGGATTGCAGTCCAAACGCCAATGTCGTCGCAGCGTTGAGCGTTGCAACGGTCTTGACGATGAAAATCGCTCGCTGGATATTGTCGATGTCGAAGCAAAGCTTGTCACCGAAATCCAGGCAAACGTTTTGCACTTCGTTAGCACTGTCAAAAGTCAGTGCAATCTCTCCGGTCGCCGATGGGCTGACCGATGCATACGTTGGAGTGCCGCTCGACGAGGTGTCGGTAACCTTCCAGTTGCCTTCACCGACCGTTGCGGTAAACGTTCTTCCGCCGAAGAAGTCATCTTCGAATTTCGCGTGGTTCACGAATCCCATTTTTCTTTATTCCCGTTTATTGATGTGGTTTTGGTTGTCAACATGCCCCTGAGCCGATAAGCCCAGGGGCGAAGATTGTCAGCTAAGACTAGGTGCGGTTTCCGAAGATACCGCGGTGATCGATGACGGCAGCAGCCATCGTTTGACGCACGTAGTAGTGGTAGGTGTCGTTGTCCTTGTTCCATTCGCTTTCGAGGACTGGGGACTCTTCACCGTTGAGGAAGGTGATTTCCACGGTGTCGATCTGCGAGTTGTCGGCGATCGCGTACCAGTTGGTTGCACTGTTCGCGTCGAGCAGTGGCGTCGAGACGACTTGCAACGGACGAACGCCGTTCACGCCGTAGATGTTGACCACGCCTTCGTTGCCGTTGCTCTGTGCGTAGGACTGGCTGTTGACCAGTTCCAACGCGGTGCCAGAGTAAGCAAGCGGAACGAGCAACGTGCGAGGTTGCAGGTTCAGGTAAACGTCGCTCGACAGACCCTTTTGAAGGCCCATGAACTTGAACGCCTCGTTGAGAGTCGTTACGCCAGGAGCTGCAACAGACACGCCAGTGATGTTGGTTCCGCTGGTGTGCGATGCAGAGAACAACGCAAAGCCGTCCGCCATCGTTGGGTTGGCGAGGAGTGCGTCGTAAACGACCTTTTCTTGGGTTCGGCGAGCTGCGTTTCCGTGCATGGCTGGGATTCGCGACAGTGCGTCGAGATCGTCGTTGATGACGGTTTCCCAGGTGACGGAGAACTTTTTGCCGAACTTCTCAACCTTGTACGATCGCTTGGAATCGCTGATTGATCCCTCTGGGTACGGTGCCCCTTCGGGAACCATTTCCAAGTTTGGCGATTCGCCAAGCTGGATGCGGTTGATGTTCTTGAAGTCCTCGACCGATTGAGCTTGGCGAGCCCAAAGCGACCAGGTGTACGGTGCTTCTTCGTAGGCGGCTCGCAGCGTCTTTGTTGCTGCGTCGAGCAACAGATTGGCAAACGATCCACTGGTGTGGTACGCTTCAACCGAACGTCGAACGTTGAGACGGTTGAAGGTGGGTTCGTGACCCATCGCCATCCGTGCGACGTCTTGGCGAGTGTATCGCTCAGGATTGATTCCCATTCGGCGAACGCACAGTTCGGCCAAACGGTAAACGCCCAGGTTGCGGAATTGCTCCGATCCTTGGACTTGTGGTGCCTGTCGCTTGACTTGTCCTTGGAAACATCGCTGCACGAGGCCAGCGGATGCGACTTCCATGAACTTGTCTTGCTCGGACACGGTGACTGCAATGCTGGAGCCTTCGATGGCTCCGCTTCCCAATGGTGTTTGAGCCATTCTTCGAATAATCTCCCGTCGGGCATCTGCAACAGAAACGTTGTCATCGATGAGCTTGTCTGCGAGTGCCCGATCTTGTCTCGCGAGCTTCACGTCATTGATGATGGTTTGGCGGCGGATCTTTTCGGCAGCGAGTTGGCGTGCAACCTCGGCCTTGACCGCTTCTTCTTGAGATGGTGCAGCGGAGACCATTTCGGCATCCGCTCGAACCGCTTCGCCCTCCATTGGTTTGTCTTCATACATCGATTCGATCTCTGGCATCTCTGGTGCCTCGATCGCTTCCGAGCCGGCTGCACCAGCAAGAAACGTGATGATTTGAACTGGATCGGTCATACCTTCCGGCACGCCGAGTTTTTGAACTGCGGCCATGAGTGCCTCGTCCATTCTCGTAATCCCTTCCCGGTCGCTAGACCGACGAACAGTAGAATTAGGATCTGCACCCGTTGCACAGATCGAAGCGTTGTGTGGCTCCCAAGCGGTGACAATCTCCGCTGGTCCATCTATCACGTTCCCACTCGGAGTCGTGTATCGTTGACCCTCTGGCACGTACTGTCGTGCGAGGATTTGTGCATCAATGCTGAAGTCGTTGAGGTGTCCCTCGTTGTATCTGGTCGCAATCTTTTGGCTTTCGTCGTCGCTCGCGAACTCGGGGAGTCCAACGAGTGCATCGCCCTCGATCTTGATAGATCGGATGGAACCGAAGACATTGCGAACGGTTTGATCGTTGTGGCTGTCGACGATCGGTAGCTGATTGCGATCCTGTCGGAATCGGACTCCGTTCATGAGCAATACTTGAGCAACCCATTGACGCCTGGCCTCGTCGTAGACCATGACAGGAGTCTCGGTGGCAATGACTGCCTTGCCGTCCTTGATGACTCCGAACTGTCGCTGGATGACCGGCGATGGATCGTTCTTTGCGATCGCTTGTGCAATCTTCTTGCGACGGATTGCGTTTATTTCGGCAAGTGTCATTGAGGCACCTCGGTAGTTGGTAGCTGCGTATTAACAACGCCATCTAATGCATCTTTGATGAGAATCTCAATATCCTCATCTGGCATTCCTGTAGACTTGAGAAATACCCTTGCTGTCGGCTCTGTCATTGTTCCAGACGCTAGTTCATCA